CCAAATCTAGAATTTTTTATTCAGGATTTTACTCATGCTGGTGTGATCATGAACACCGCAGATTTGCAATATAAGAAAATAGCTGCAATACCTTTTATAGGTGATAAGTTAACTTATAATGAAATGCTAGCTAATATCATATTAGATGAAGATATGAAATCTTATAGAGAGATGCATAGCTGGATGAGAAGAGTACTAGATCAGGATATGACTACTCCGGTAGATAGATTTAAAGCAAAGATTGAGCAACCACCTGCTACATCTGACATTACTTTATCTATACTATCGAGTTCTAATAATCCAGTCGTAAGAATTGTTTACAGAGATTGTATACCTGTTGCTTTAACAGACATACAATTTCAAGCCACATCCGGCGGTGAATCATTTCTTACATTTGGAGCATCATTTAGATTTACATACTTTGATATACTACATAAAACTGCTACAGGTGCAATGGTCGATTCAGATTCATTCTCTGTAACTGGCAAGTTAACTAGTTAATATATAATACTATTGGAGAGATTATGATTGATTTGAAACAGATCCACAATATGTGGGCAGAAGACTGCACTATTAATAATACACAATTAGATGAAACATCTAAACAAACCCCAGCATTACATTCAAAATATTTACAGTATTGGTCAACCGCTAAGCTAGAACTAAAACGTGCAGAGTTTGAGCAAAAGAAAGTTTTAAAAGACAAGTGGTTATATTATAATGGTAAGATGGAAGAAAAAGGTTGGAATCCAGATCCGTTTGACGGATTGAAAGTATTAAAAGGTGAAATGGATTACTATTATGAAAGTGATCCAGAAATACAAAAGACCGAAGAAAAAATTCAATATTGGAAAACTGTAAATGATACATTAACAGAGATAATAGACAATTTAAAATGGCGACATCAAACAATATCGAACATAATCAAATGGAAACAATTCGAGTCAGGAAATTAAATCATTCAACTATCCACTTAATGTGTGATAGATCAGTAAGCACCGAACTAAGAGAGTTCTTTTCTTTCTTTGTACCCGGTTATAGATTTATGCCTGCCTATCGTAATAGAATATGGGATGGAAAAATAAGATTATTTAATCAGACTACAGGAGAAATACCTGCAGGTTTGTTTCCACAGATTTTAGCATTTGCTGAATCACGTGAATATGAACTTGAAATAGATGATTCTGAATATGGAAATCCTAATGAAGGTAATACAATAAACGCAGATTTCATGATGAAGTTTGTAGAAGCATTGAAGCTTCCATTTAAAATTAGAGACTACCAGTTTGATGCGGTTTGTCACGGCATACAAAGAAAGAATGCTATACTGCTTTCTCCAACAGGTTCTGGTAAGTCACTTATAATATACGTGTTAATGCGTTATCTTTTATCATCGTTTGAAGATAAAAATATTTTAGTTATAGTACCGACTACTTCATTGGTTGAACAGATGTATAATGATTTTAAAACTTATGGTTATAATGTAGAAGCGAATTGTCATAGAATATATTCAGGTAAAGATAAGAATACAAGTAAAAGAGTTATTATAAGCACGTGGCAATCGATATATAAATTTCCACAATCTTGGTTTGAAAGATTTGGTTCAGTGTTTGGTGATGAGTGCCATGGATTTAAATCAAGGTCATTGACATCTATAATGAATAAGTGTATTGAAGCTGAATACAGGTTTGGCACAACTGGTACATTAGATGGTGCACAAACACATGAACTTGTTTTACAGGGATTGTTCGGTAAAATACATAGAGTAACGAGTACAAGACAATTACAAGATGATGATACACTTGCTAAATTAGAAATACGTAGAATAGTATTACAACATAAAGAAGATATAAGAAAAACATTCGGTAAACAAACATATCAAGATGAATTACAATATGTAGTGTCTCATAAATCTAGAAATAAATTTATACGTAATCTTACTCTCGATTTAAAAGGTAATACTTTAGTATTATATAATTACGTTGAAAAACACGGTAAGCCTTTATATGCATTGATTAAAGAAAAAGCAGATGAAGACCGCAAGATTTTTTTTGTATCAGGTAATACTGCAGCTACAGATAGAGAAGCCATACGAGCTATAGTAGAAAAACAAAAAGATTCTGTTATAGTAGCATCGCTTGGAACCTTTAGCACCGGTATAAATATTAGGAATCTTCATAATATTGTATTTGCATCTCCATCAAAATCACAGATAAGAGTTTTGCAAAGTATTGGAAGAGGATTGAGAAAAACTGATGACGGCAAGTCTACTACACTATATGATATAGTAGATGATATAAGCTGGAAGTCACGTAAAAATTATGGAATATTACATGCAGATGAAAGACTTAGAATATACGGTAGAGAAAAATTTACACATAAAACATACAGAGTGGAACTATGAGTAAGAATGTAAAGCAATTTAAATTAACTAACAATGATGAAATAGTTTGTGAAATCGCAGCGTGGAACGATGAAGAAACTGATGAGATAGTAATAAAGAAAGCACTTAAAATAGTAAGTGTAGAAGATTACACTCGTGGAATAAGATTCTTTGCATTAAGACCTTGGATAGCTTTTCAAGATGATCCAGAAGAATTGCAATCATTAAATTCAACTCATATTATTGTAACATCTTCACCTACTAAGTCTATGTTAAAATATTATAACACATGCCTAACGGCAATAAAACAAGATCTTAAAAAACCTGGCATACCTCGTAAAGGTGTTTGGGCTAATTTAGATGAAGTAAATCATGAGACTCGTGATTTAACGGATGAAGAACTTGATGACTACCTTACTAGTAAATATGGTAGCATGATAGAAGATGAATTTCCGGATTCAGCCGACAATAACATAATTAAATTTAAGCCGAAAGATACAATGCACTAGGGTATATCCCCTCTTCCTCAGATATACTATCTTATTTTACCACACTTTTCAGCAAATGTACACCGTTATTTTCGCTTCTTAAAAGAAAAAAAAGTATTGTACATTTACGTAAAATTAGTGTATAATAGTACTATAAAATAAAGGATTAACTATGGCCCGCAGAAAAAGCATACACTATGTCAATAACGCGCAGTTTTCACAAGCAGTAGTTGACTATGTTGGACACTTAGAAGAATGTAGAAAAGATGAAATAACTTTACCAAAAGTTCCTGACTACATAGCACAATGTTTCTTAAGGATAGCCGAAGGGTTATCTCACAAAGCAAACTTCATAAGATATACTTATAGAGAAGAAATGGTAATGGATGCAGTTGAAAACTGTTTAAAAGCTATATCAAACTATAACCTTGAAGCTGCAACAAGAACCGGTAAACCAAATGCATTTGCTTACTTTACACAAATAACTTGGTTTGCATTCTTAAGAAGAATAACAAAAGAAAAGAAACAACAAGAAATTAAAATGAAATACTTAACTAAGTCCGGCGTTGATAGTTTTATTGACACAGGCTCTGAACAAGGTGCAGTAGATGTTGCATCACATTTTGTTGATACATTACGTGATAGAATACAAAGAGTAAGAAACACAGATACTGAAGTTAAAGAATTAGTTAAAAAAGAAAGAAAAAAAAGAAAAGCTAAAATAGCTGATTCAGATTTAAGTGAGTTCATGCAATGAAGGTAGGTATCACCGCTTCCACTTTCGATCTATTACATGCAGGCCATGTTGAAATGCTAAGAGAAGCAAAAGATCAGTGTGAATATTTAATTTGTGCTTTGCAAATAGATCCTTCTATTGATAGAGAACTTAAAAATAAACCAGTGCAAACGATTGTTGAAAGATACACTCAACTCTCTGCAGTAAGATTTGTAGATGAAGTTATTCCATATATGTATGAATCTGATCTTATAGATATACTTTCTATGAGAAATATAGATGTACGTATATTAGGTGAAGAATACAGAGAGAAAGACTTTACAGGCAGAGACATCTGTAAAGCACGTGATATAGAATTGTACTTTAATAAAAGAGAACATAGATTTAGTACAAGTGATTTAAGAAAGAGAATAACAAATGAAAATAGCGGTGTTAAATGATACACATACAGGAATACGAAACTCATCGGAAGTTTTTTTAAATAATGCAGAAGAATTCTATAATAATGTATTCTTTCCAGAATGTGATAAACAAGGTATAACACAGATATTACATCTTGGTGATTACTATGATCACCGCAAGTTTGTTAATTTTAAAGCTCTTAATCATAATCGTAGAATATTTTTAGATCAACTACGTAAACGTGGTATGTCTATGGATATTATTCCTGGGAATCATGATACGTTCTATAAGAATACAAACGAACTTAATTCTTTAAAAGAATGTTTAGGTCATTATATGAATGAAGTCCATATTGTTATGGAACCTACTGTAATGAAATATGATTCATTGAAGATAGGATTAGTACCTTGGATATGCCAAGAAAATTATACACAATGTATGAACTTCATAAAAGATTGTAAAGCGGATTGGTTAGGTGCTCATCTTGAACTAAATGGTTTTGAAATGATGAGAGGATTAAAGAACACTCATGGCATGGATCCAAAACTATTTTCAAGATTTGAAATGGTATTAAGTGGTCACTATCATTGTGCATCACAAAAAGATAATATTTGGTATCTCGGTTCACAAATGGAATTCTTTTGGTCTGATGCTCATGATCCTAAGTACTTTCATATAATAGATACTGAAACAAGAAAAATAGAGAAGATAAGAAATAATCACACTTTATTTGAAAAA